TACTTGAAACATTCTGCACCGAACGTCCTGCACGAGAGCGAGATGAACTATTACTCGGTAAGCCTTGGACAGAAAAGTCTAGGACTTACTTTCGCCTAGCTGACTTGACGGATTTCTTGCATCGTAAGAACTTTCGCGATTATCATCGTAGCAAGATAACTGCTCGACTACGAGAGATGGGAGGAGAGGCGTACTTTTTCAACATAAAAGGAAAAGGTGTAAACGTCTGGCATATTCCCGAGTTTGAAGCTCAGACTGAAAGTCACGATTTGCCTGAGTTTAACGAGAGTCCGATATGACCCTCACTTCACGAGCGCAGGTGATTCTTGGACCTCCGGGAACTGGAAAGACCAGCACCTTATTAGGGTTGTTAGAGGAGGAACTAGAGCGAGGAACCGAGCCTGAACGAATAGGATTCTTTACCTTCACGAAGCAAGCTGTAAAAGAAGGAAAGACTAGAGCGTTAGAACGATTTGAGATAAGTCAGAAACAGTTGCCTTACTTTCGGACGTTGCACTCGCTTTGCTTTCTTCAGCTTGGTTTATCGAAAGACGCGGTCCTTGGCACTTCTGATCTACGAGATCTAAACGACAAACTAAACATGCGACTGTCTGGTTCCATCAACACTGACGACGGACATATTGCCTCTATCTCGCGAGACGACAAACTCTTGTTCATCGAGAACCTCTCTCGGATGCGGCAAGTTACGTTACGAGAACAATGGCAAGAGGTCGATGAGTCTGTAGGTTGGTTTGAGCTAGAGCGATTTGCCCGTGGCCTAGAGCTGTTCAAACGTGATCGCTTATTACTAGACTACACAGACATGTTGCAGATGTTCTTGCGCCGTGGTCGTGCCCCCTCGCTCGATGTTATGTTTGTTGACGAAGCCCAAGACTTGTCTCCGTTACAGTGGGCTGTGGTTCGTAAACTATGTGAAAATGCTGAACGAATCTATATCGCAGGAGATGATGACCAAGCCATCTACCGATGGGCCGGGGCTGATGTTGATTACTTGATTCGTAACTCGAAAAATGCGATGGTGTTACAACAGTCCTATCGCATACCGTCTAGTGTTCACGATATCGCAACACGTTGTATCGGACAGGTTCGTTCGCGTGTGTCGAAGAAGTGGGCACCACGTAAAGAGCAGGGTATGGTGCGATGGGAAGCCTCGTACGAAGCGATAGATATGCGCGAGGGAGATTGGTTAGTTCTTTCACGAACTAATTATCTGTTAGAAGGTATCGAGGAGCATTGCCGATCAGAGGGTTGGTTTTTTAAAAATAAAAATCGTGCGAGTATTTCTGAGAAAAAGGTTAAAGGTGTACGAGATTGGGAACAGCTGCGCAGCGGACGCTCTATTCTCGTGACGGAAGCTATCAATCTTCTACCTTATCTAAAACTTAGCGTACCTCTCTCCCTCCGTAATATCGACTTTGATACTTTCATCACGTACGAAGAGCTTAGAAACCACGTTCCCTCTCTCAAAAACGAACTTTGGTACGATGTGTTCGATGGGTTGTCGGTAAAGGAGCGTAGCTATATTCGTGCGATGCTTCGACGTGGTGAAAAAATAACGAAAGAACCACGCATAAGGCTATCTACGATTCATGCAGCTAAGGGAGGGGAGGCAACGAACGTTGTGCTGATGACAGATTTGTCTACGAGAGTCTATAACTCATTCCAGAAAAACCCTGACGACGAATCACGAGTGTTTTATGTTGGCCTGACGAGGGCGAAAGAAAACTTGTTTTTAATTGAACCGAGAACTTCTAAATACTTTCCAGTATAAACTCCTTTACTTTGGAGTTAGTCTTAAAGTAAAATTTTTATGCGTAATAAAGGAGAAAGATATGGCATCTATAAGAAAGAAGCTGACCGTAAACGAGAACGACAGTAAAAACACCCGCATGGATATCGCTAGTGCTGGTGTTCTGGGAAACTGGCGTCCTGACGAGCTGACTCACATCAGTCGATTCGACAAGATCTCTTCGCTTTGTATCGAAGAAAGCAACGAGCTGGGCAGACCTGTCGATGTTCTTGAGATTGGCTGTGGTGAGCTGTGGGTGTTACGAAACTTATATAAAGCCTACACGGTGAAGAAGTCAGACGTTATCGCAAGTTATCACGGTTTCGATATCGACCCTGCTGTAACACAGGAACTACCGTGGTGGTCCAATGGCGGAGGAGAAATTAGTGAGTCGCAATGGCTCAAGAATTTTAACGCTAGGATTACGGTCCAAGATCTGACAGTCAACCCTACTTTAGACGAGCCTGATGAGTCGAAAGACTTCTGCTGGTCTACTGAAGTGATCGAGCATATGAAACCTGAGTTCGTTCCTCCATGGCTCGACGAGCTAGATCGAATCACTAAGCCGGGAGGTCTAATCTACATTACAACTCCGAACCATGACGGGTCTAACGATAAGTTACCCGAGGACCATGTGTATGAGTGGGGTTTCGAGGAACTAAAGAACGAGCTAGAGAAACGTTGGGAGCTACAGTCTGTTGTCGGGACTTTTATTCAGATCCCTAAACTAAGGAAAGCGATGCGAGACGGTAACGGCTGGACTAGTGAGCAGTTCGAGATGTTACAGAACAGATACGGGCGACAGTTTCTGAGAATGGTTGCAGCAGTTTTCTACCCTGAAGTATCGAACAACTGCGCTTGGATTCTAAGGAAGATATGAAATTTGCAAAAGCACAAAAAGGGGAGTGTGTAGTTTGTACAACGAAGATTCCAAAGATGTTAGATAGTTACAGCCCTGAGCCAGTGCTACCTGATACTGAAGGGAAGTGTTGTAAAGATTGCTACATTTCATTCATTCTACCGGCTAGACAGATAAGAAGCAGATATGGCGTTCTTGCAAAATGGTGTTGACACATACCTCTACTGGATAGAGGAACGTGAGTCGATACGAAGAAAGAAAGAAGAACTAAGACTAGAGCCACCATGGACTGAGGATAAAATCCTCCAAGAGTTCAAGTTTTGTCAAGTATTCCGCGAAGATGATCGTACGTCACGATGGTTTCGGGAGCACATAAGAGCACCCCTCCGCGACCAGCCTGAAGTTGTCATGGCTACGGTCATCTTCCGGTTTTTTAATCTAATCGAGACAGGTAGAACCCTGCTCGCTAACGATTTACATTTAAATTGGGATAGGCAGAAAGCTATAGAAGAAGTCAAAAAGCAACCAAAGTGGGTTACTGGTGCTTATATCGTTAAGACTCCTAATCGTATGGATAAGGTCACGGGCGTCGCTGAGTGTATCTCGCATATTTGGTCAGACCGTTGGAATCTTATTCTTACACTGCAGAGTACGAACACACTCCGTGAGGCATGGCGTTATTTGTTGAAATACCCATATATAGGACCGTTCGTTGCTTACGAAATAGTTACAGATCTTCGACATACTTATCTTCTCGACAAAGCTGACGACATTTTGACATGGGCAAACGCAGGACCGGGAGCCATGCGCGGCCTCAATCGACTCACGGGCCGTGACTTGAATTTTTCTAGGCGCACACATGATTGGAACGGTGAGATGCAAGAACTGTTTTCAATATGTAACAACCGCCTTGACATGAGTAAATTCGAGTGGGATTTTGAAATGCGAGAGATAGAAGGAGGACTCTGTGAGTTCGATAAATATTCTCGAATTAAAAATGGAGAGGGACGTACACGTTCAGTGTATAACTACAAGGAGCGGCATAAGCCCCTAGTTGAAGAAGCATAGAAAGGAGAGCGGTATGGGAAAACTTAAACAACATTGCCTAAGTGTTCTCGAGGAGCGAGGCGATGAAGTTCTTGAGCACTACGACAGGTTTCTAATCTTCGCTTGGAAGAACCGAGAAATGCCTAGCGGATATCAAAACGCCATCAACTATATCTGTAAGCGTACAGGTCTTGGTGCGATGGAAGTGAATTACATATTAGAGCAGAGGATAGATAGTCTATATGAGGGTTATTAGAGCAGAGAATGTAAACCATGCGTACTATCGCGGACTTGATTTGTTTCAAGTACCTGTTAATTATCGCAGACAAGAAAGCCGAAACGGTGCTACGTTAGAGTGTAACGAACCAGTCACGACGGTCTATAGCAAACCTTGGCAGCGTGTTCTGTTTGACAAAACGAGGGATGCTAACCCTTTCTTTCACTTAGTCGAAGCAATCTGGATGATCGCTGGGCGTCGAGATCTAAAGACAATCATTCCGTTTAACTCAGGCATGAGTAATTTTTCTGACGATCATGAGACCCTGAACGGGGCTTATGGTTATCGGTGGCTTCAACACTTTAGCTACGACCAGATAGAAACGTGTGTGCAAATGTTGAAACACGAGCCTGACTCACGGCGCGTTGTTCTGCAGATGTGGGACGCGGTCCATGACCTCGACAGCCCTAGTAAAGACATTCCCTGTAACACCAATATCTTCTTCAAGATTCGAGAGGGAAAGTTAAACATGATGGTTTGCAATCGCTCTAACGACATGATCTGGGGAGCTTACGGAGCAAATGCAGTCCATATGTCGATACTTCAGGAGTATGTTGCAGCTGCAGTAGGTGCTGAGATCGGCGAGTATCGGCAAGTTAGTGATAGCTTTCACGTCTATGAGAATGAACTCTGGAACCGTGTAAAAAGCACAGAGTCCCCTCTCGCACCCATGGCAGGAATGACTTTGATTCCTCCCTATCCTGACACCATGCCTGTAGTTGAAGACGCTCCAGTGTTTTGTCTTGAATGTGAAACGTTTATAGAAAGACTTGATCAGTTCAACTGGAACACGGCTGAAGACGCAGAACGTTTGTTCTCTGCACGGTACATGAACTCATTCTTATCTAAAGTTTTGCAACCGATGGTTAAAGCATTCATAGCTCACAAGCAGGAAAGAAATTATGTCAAAGCCGAGCACTATCTTGGAGAGATTGAAGCAGAAGATTGGGAAATCGCCTCAAGAAACTGGATCCAAAAGCGAAGAGCCAATTACGAGAAGAAGCATGGATAAGAAATGGGAACAGATGCGAGACATCGCACAGCAAGACTTACTACAGCTCATCGAAGCCGAGAAATCGTACGGCGACTCGTGGCGCAGACGAGGAGGAACGGGAGCCTTCATGATGTTAGCTCGTAAGTTTGACCGTATCGAACAACAGTCTAAGACGGTTGGGTGGGACGTGTTCGAGGCTGCTCAGAAGTACAGCGGCGAGGAAGGTGTTCTTGACGATATCGGAGACTTACGACGATACTTACTTTTAGTTGACCACTACATTCGCTTCGGAGGAGAGCAGCCTAAAGCGTTGGAGTGGAAAGAGAATGAGTAAGCAGTTACCACTAATCTCACCAGAAAGCGACTGGACACCTCCTGAAGTTCTACCTCGATTCGATGGCCATGAAACGTTGGCTATCGACCTTGAGACTTACGATCCTAATCTACTGAACCGTGGTCCAGGTTGGGCTACAGGTGATGGACACATTGTCGGTATCGCTATCGCCTCAGAGTCTTGGTCTGGGTATCTACCGATACGTCACGGTGGAGGAGGCAATCTCGACGAGGACATTGTTCTACGTTGGGCGAAGCGCACTCTATCGAACCATAGAGGCAAGATCATTTTTCATAACGCACTCTACGATGCAGGCTGGTTACGTCGAGAGGGTATCGATCTATCTGGCTCTATGTTCGACACTATGTTTGCTGCTCCGCTTCTCGATGAGAATCGATTCTCTTACTCGTTAAATAATCTTGGACGAGACTACTGCGATGAACAAAAAGACGAGACTCTACTTGAGGAAGCTGCAAAAGCATGGGGAGTAAATCCTAAGTCTGGAATGCATGAACTCCCCTCACGATACGTTGGTCCTTACGCAGAGCAAGATGCGGTTCTCACACTAAAACTGTGGGATCAACTAGACACTCAGATACAAGAGAATGGTCTCACAAAAATATTCCAGATGGAGTGTGACTTAATTCCTTTACTTTTAGAAATGCGATGGCGAGGTGTTCGTATCGACACAGACAGAGCCGAGCAGGTTTGTGAAGAGCTGTCGAAGCGTGAGCAGCAGCTCATGGTTGAGTTCCGCAGAAAGTTTGGAACTACTGTAGAAATCTGGGCTAACGCCTCGATTGAAAAGGCATTTAGACAGAATAGTTTGTGGTATCCGAAGACCGCGAAAGGCATGGCCAGCTTCCAAGCACCGTGGCTTGAGGCCCATGAACATGAGTTACCGAAGATGATTGTACAGCTCCGCAAGCTCAATAAAGCACGGACAACTTTTATCGAAAAGATGGTTCTTGGTCACGTAGTTGACGGTCGTATTCATGCTGAAGCCCATCCACTGCGTAACGACGGTGGCGGCACAGTTAGTGGCAGATTCAGTTACACAAACCCGAACCTACAGCAAGTTCCTGCACGAGACCCAGAATTAGGCAAAATGATCCGCTCGCTCTTTCTCCCCGAAGAAGGAGCCGAGTGGGGCGTTTTCGATTACTCGCAACAAGAACCGAGGCTCACGGTCCATTACGCCCATCAGCTCGGTTTAAACGGCGCTGCGGACGCCGTACGAGCTTATTCGGAAGAAGGCGCAGACTTTCATCAGATCGTAGCGGACATGGCTGGCATCCCTCGTAAGCAGGCCAAGAATATAAACCTCGGGCTGACCTATGGAATGGGTCGCAATAAATTGATTAACGAGCTAGGACTAGAGGAAGCTGAGGCAGTCGCTCTACTCGAAACCTATCATCAACGAGTTCCTTTTGTTCGAGCGTTACAAGCACAGTGTACCCGAATCGCAAACGAGCGAGGATATATCACGACGCTTGGAGGACGACAGTGTCGTTTTGATCTATGGGAGGCGAACACAGGTGACTCTACTCCTTTACAAGAACCAGAAGCTCGTGAAAAATATGGTGATGGAATACGACGTTCCTACACTTATAAAGCCTTGAACAGATTAATTCAAGGATCAGCTGCTGATATGACTAAGCTGGCGATGCTCGCTCTATGGAAAGAAGGTTATGTTCCGCATATCCAGATCCATGACGAACTAGATTACTCGGTCTTCAGTGATAAAGATAAAGAAACAATAATCCATGCAATGTCAAACTGTGTTGACTTATCAGTTCCACTGATTGTCGATGCAGAACTAGGACAAACGTGGGGAGAAGCAGAAGAATGAAAGGTATAACTGAGGCGCAACAAAAAGAACTTACCGAGCGGTATGCAAAAATGTATCACCTCTACATCAATACTGACTCTACTCTACAAGAAATAGGAGACATGTTTGGAGTAAGTAGGCAGCGAGTTTTTCAAGTTATTCAGCGATGTAAACTAGGTCAGGGTGATTACTATGGCGGAGGAAAAATTGCTCGCCTAAAATGGAAAGAGATCAGTGAAAACACTAACTCTACCGCTCAAACTTGGACAATCTATCAAGACTGGTTAAAAAAGTATAAGATTAAAATCGCGAACAATAATAGAAATTTTGCATTTTACCGAGGGGTAAAAAATGCCGAAAGAGAGTCTACTGTGGAAACAACTGAGGGATAGCACTCAAGGAAAGATTCATTGGCAAAGAATCGAATCAGGAATCACCGCGTCAGGAATTCCAGACTTAAATGGTTGTTCGCAAGGAAAAGAAGTTTGGATCGAGCTAAAAGTAGTGAAAGGCAATCAAATCGGCCTGAGACCAATGCAAAAGGCATGGCTCTACCGAAGGGCTGAAGCAGGTGGAAACTGTTTCGTTCTTGCGAAAAAAGACAAAACGATCAAGCTCTACAGCATAGCGGCGGATATAAAACAGATCGAAAACCTGACGTGGAAGAGTGAGGCTGATTTTACGACTGAAACACCCTTTAATTGGAACGGCGTCGTGGCCGCTCTTGGCTTGTGAACTACTCCTTTACTTTCGTTTTAGTCGCGGCTAAAGTAGTAAATAGGTAGCGTGACAGCGTTACCAAAACCTAGAAAGTAGAAACTAAAGGAGACCATTATGGTTGCAGCAGTAGAAACAATGGCGTGGACCGGAGAGGTTCCTTGGCACCGCGAAGGTGTAAAGGTAGACCCCAACCTCACGCCACAAGAAATGATGATTGCGGCAGGACTTGATTGGACCGTGAGCAAGCGTCCCGGTTATACAATCACGACTCCGGAGCACGGCGCAGACGGTATGCAGCTCATGCAAACGCCTAGTAGCTTCTTTATCGTACGCGATACCGACAACTCCATCCTGTCCCATTGCGGACCTAACTACATACCAGTGCAAAACGAGAAGATCTTTAAGTTCTTCAGCGACTTTACAACCTCATCAGAGATGTCAATGGAAACAGCTGGCAGCTTACGAGGCGGTAAAAGCATCTGGGCTTTAGCAAAACTGTCCGACACGTTTGAACTTCCCGGCGAAGACGTTGTCAACGGTTATTTGCTTCTACACCAGCCTCACGAAGCTGGTCACGCACTTACCGCGAGATATACAAAAATCCGCGTTGTGTGTAACAACACCCTTCAACTTGCGTTCGCGAGTGGCAAAGCTCACTTTAGTATGTCGCACATTAGAGAGTTCAACGACGAGGTAGCGCAGCAAGCCGCCGAAGCCCTTGGCCTCGCTAATGAGACAAGCACTCTATTCAAGCAGTCAGCGGAGTTTCTTGCTAGTAAAAAGGCTCGACACGACAACGTTCTTGAGTTTATCGGAAGGCTATACCAGCCTGACGTTATCGAAGAGCGCCTCAAGAATGCAGAACTGCGCGAGAAAGGTGAGAAGATCGGTATCGAGCCGCCCCTCATGGACGACTTTAACCGCATCACTCGCAATGTAGTTCAAGCTCTTGACGAAGCTCCTGGTGCAATGTTGCAGTCAGCCCGAGGAACGTGGTGGGGTGCTTTGAACGCTGTTACGTACGTCGAAGACCATATGCGCGGCGGCGAGAACAAAGTGTACAACGCTTTGCTCGGTCCGGGTTCCAAGCGAAAGGAACGCGCATACAACATGGCGCTTGAATACGCAGAGGCGGCATAGTATGGGTGAAGTAAAAAAGCTACATAACTGCATCATCATTGATGCAAACTTTGCGAGCGAACTATGGGCGACCCTGCTGGAGAAGCAGGGATCGCTCCCCGCAGAGCAACTCGCAGCAAACTTGTCGTTAAAGATGTACGACCAAGACTGTGGTTTTTCCGACGAGGTATTGAACTCTATCGAAGGCACACAGTCCTACGACGAGATCATCCGCGAGTGGGCAAGCCCTGTCTTAGAAAGAATGAAAGAGATGGAGGAAGCTAATGGATGACTGGAGTGATATCAAACTCGACAAGAATGTACCGTTACCAACGGACGTTCGAAACGTAGCCAAATACCCTTGGGATAAGTTCGATGTGGGTAACAGCTACTTTTTCTCAGTCGAGGAAGGAGAAGACACTGCCAAGCGGTTGAAGAATCGTCTTGACCAGTCTACACGAACATTCGCTAAGAAGCAGGAACCAGAGTGGAAGTTCACTTTGCGTGTGCGACTAGAGAATGAAGAGAGTGGCGTCAGAGTCTGGCGCGTCGCGTAAGTGCTTTACTTTCACTTTAGTGTCTAGTAAAGTAGTTTGTACTGCTAAGAAATTAGTAGAAAGTAGAACTCAGAAAGAAGGAAATGACTATGGCTACAGCCAAAAAGAAAGCAGCGCCGACTGCTAAAAAAGCGGCACCACGCAAGAGCGTGACGAAGTCAGTTTCTAAAGTAAAAACTGCACCCGTTACAGCTCTTGAAATCCCTGCACCGATAGCGAAGACTCGCAAGCGTACAGCTCACAAGTTTTCGTACACCGGAAAACTAGCAGCGGACACAAAGCCACAAACCCCACAGTTTGTAGCTCTGATTCACGCTATGCAGGATATCGAGGATCCGACTTTCGATTCGAAAGATTTTGATCTTCATACGCTAGTCAACTTAGCTGTGAAAGAAGGTATCTTGGAAATGAAGCACACCAAGAAGCCAGAGCAGCAAAAGACTCGAATCGTGAACTACTATCGTCAGCGACTAGTTGACGAGGGTTATGTTACTCGATGCAACTAGGACCGGGGGCCATATGGCCCCTTTTTCTTTGGAGAAAGATATGAACCTTGAAAAAGTAAAACAAGATCTTTGGGTCAAAAACTCTAAGCCTGGAAATACGAAGTACGACAAACTCCGGGATTTTATGCGAACCTTGGAAGTTGGTGATTCGTTCTTCTTAAACCTTGATGAGTTTATTGAAGTTAGTGGCGGTTCCGTCGAAGGTAAGACAGAGCAACAGTATTACTCTCGACTAATTGCCACGGTGAAAAGACTAGCAAAAGACTTAGGTTACAATGTCCAAATGCGTATTCGCCGAGAAGGTGAGCCTGCTGGATACTGGACTTTTCGCGTTTAGTCTTAGGCGTCGGGGTACTCCTTTACTTTCGGGGTACTCCGCGCTTATACTTTAACTATTACGCGCTACGAGAAAGGAGAAAGCATGATTATTCACGGATCCATTACCCACGATTATTCAGGTCGCAAACGTAAGACCGTTGCGACACGTACGCGAAAACGTACGCCTCGATTCGTGGACCACGAGCCTACACTTCCAGCAGCATACCGACCTAACGAATATCCGTCTTGTACGACTAGCCCTAAGAAAGTCGAGAAGACTGACCAATCCTACCGACAAGAGATCAGTTCCAAGTACACTGTTGCGATACCTTATAACAAAGGTGCGTATCAAGTGATCTCACCAGACAACATCGAGGATATTGGTAAATGAAATTCCAATTAGATATCTACGCACAAATGGAAAACGACGACGATCAAGTTGAACTGATCGGCGGCTGGACTTACGAGACTGACTCGCCTAGCGTAGAGAAAAAACTTGAATGGCTGCGCAATATTATGCAGCAGCTTGAGGACACCATACGCGAGCATGAGAAAGATGAATCTATTCTTTACTGATCGAAACGAAAACAACTGCGCTAAAAATCAGTGTGATCAACACGCAGTCAAGATGCCACTCGAAAGCGCACAAATGCTTTGCACAGCACAACGTCGACACGGTAACGATGACGAAGAACTGTATCTAACAGCGTATCAAAAACACCCTATGACGATATGGGTTGGTGACTCTACACAACACTACGCATGGGCCTACAAACATTGGCTCGCGCTGCTCGAAGAGTACACATACAGATACGACCGCGAACACAAGAGTTCTCGACTGATTAAAGCATTAGAACAGTTCCCTGACGAAATGCCCAACAACGGCTGGGTCGACCCGCCGCAGTGTATGCCCGATGAGTTCAAGGGTGATGATTGCGTTGAAGCGTATCGTCGTTACTATATCTACAAAGCTGAAACTAAGTTCGACATGCGGTGGACAAATCGCCGTGTGCCTTCGTGGTTCAAGTCTAAAAATCTTGAGTTCTTAGATGTCTACGAAGATGCACGGCTCACGCCTAGTGCTTTACTTTCGGTTTAGTGGTTAGTAAGGTATATAAATACGTTACTACGAGAAAGGAGAAAACATGATAAGACTTATCGAACTACCAAGATCCGAGAAACCAGAGTTTCAAGAAGAAGGTATTGAATTACCTGTCGAGTATTATTTCCATCCAGGCGACCCCGACACAGGCTACCCTGATAGCTACGAGATCATCACGCCGCTGCCCGATTACCAGCACGATGCGGCCCTTGACCATTTATACAAAATTGACGCAGCGCAGCTAGATCGTGACGAATACGAACTAGACCGCGTTGAATGGAGCGACCACTTTGGACGATATATTAAAAATTAGGCAGTTGCTCGACTTGCTCGAAAGCGACTTTACCGAAGAAGAATTGACCGGCTTTGTGTCTGAAGTTCACTTGTTGAACCTTCGCATTGAGCTGCTCGATTGGCGCACGGCCCTCGAATCTGAGGCCGAAGTGCCACCTTTAAAACAAACTAACCTTAAATTTGAGAAAGGAGAAAGTAATGAACCGTGAAAAGTTCACTTCGAGGTATATAGACGGTTATTTAGGCAGCAGCATCCATGACAGTACGTCGCTGCAGTTACCGAGCGATCTACGTTGGGCGATATCTGGTCTGATGGAAAAAGCCTACAATTACCTGACGACCATTGATCCAGAAATGGAAGATGTACGGTTACTTGAACAGTGGCCCGAGCTTTACACCCTCGCGCTTACGTTTGGTGACGTTAACCCATTTGTCTCAGACCATCTGATGTATCAGAAGAACTTGCGAATCAGCCCCGCGATGCTAAAGGTTAACGATAAGCGTAGGACTGCGATTGCAGAGTACATGATCGACGAGTGCCACTGCGACGAAGAAGAGTTGAAGCGTTATCCACTCACCCGAGCAGCCCTTGACGAACGTGCCGACCTCGCTGAGATAGAGGCCGAAGAAGCACAAGTCGCGTGGCGATAGTTTACCACTCTCTAGGGAGGTAAGTTCTGTTGACCGAGCAGCAGCGACCAGTAGTGTGTTCCCTAGAGGGTTCTCGATCGCACACTACTGGACTCGGACCCCGGACCCCAGCCGTTTACCTCATTTACGGCTGGGGTCCATCCCTTTAATTAGAAAGAGAGAAAGCTATGACTGAAGATTTCAGAGCGATAAACGAAGTTTTGCAGGCTCGTATTGAAGAGCTGATTGAGCAGACAAAAACTTTACGCGTACAGCGCGACATTGCACGATTAGAGCGTGACGTGCTTCGTAATAAAGTGCAGGAGGAAACAGCATGAACCGTAGTTTTTTAGTAGCTGCAGGATCAGGGATCGATATCACGGGTACACACTTTCAAGGCGAGTTTTACTCGACATGGGACAACCTGATTGAACGCCTCGGTCTACCGCATTGCGATGGCGATGGTTACAAGGTTGACGCGCAGTGGATCTTCCAAGAGGACGATGTCATTGCGACAGTGTACAACTGGAAGGACGGACCAAACTACAATAACGGTGAAGGTTCCGTTGAAGACGTGACTGATTGGCATATTGGCGGTCATGACAAACGCGCCGTTGAAATGATCACACGTAAGGTGCTTCCACCCCCTGAAGCGATTGACGATCTCTACATGAGCAGGATGGACTAGTGGAAGACTACTTCGAAATCCTGACCAACCTGCGCAATGCAGGGACCATGAATATGTTCGGCGCACCGAAATGGCTTCAAGAAACTTACGGACTGACCCGTGAGGAAGCGATGGAGATATTTCGACGCTGGACCGAGACGTTTGAAGCTTGACCCTTGGGCCGCGTCCCCTGCGGCGTGGCCCTTTTCTTTTACTTTCGCGCCGTTCCGCGCTTATACTTACCTTACGCGCCCCTATAGGCGCGGGATTTTAAAACTTACTAGAAAGAGAGAAAGACTATGCGATTAAAAGACGTAACGCTAAACACTATGGCGACTGTCGGAGCTTTAGAATTTACTGAAGTTATGACCGAAGTTGTTGAGTTGTGGTCCCGAGTTGAAAATACTAACGAGCGGCTATACGAGTGGAACGAGACTGAGCGAGATTCTAACTACGAGATTTATAAAGCGATTGACGAGTTAGAAAACCTCATTCACGAGAATAATGTTGACGTTTACGGCGAACAGGTTGATTACGTTGACGTTTACGGCGACGAGGTAAAGTTTACTAAACCTGAGCGTACGACCCGCGTGACGTTATGGCGTCAGGACACCGACAATGACCCGCATAAGTGGAGGATAATGATTTACCGCGACCCATCGAGCGGTAACACTAAAATTACCGCCGAGCTGTACGATAGCCACGGCTTTTCTTACTACGTGAAAATTCTTTAGAAAGGAGAGAGTGATGGACGAGAGAATCGCCGTGTTAGAAAATTTAACGCTACAGACCATGACGACCACCGGAAAACTAGAGGTGACAGAGGTTATGGCCGACGTTGTGATGCTGTGGTGCCGAGTCGAGAACACTAACAAAAGTTTCCCCGACTGGAGTCGAGAGCAACTAGAGCAGAACAGCGAGATTGCTGAGAGAATAAAAGACTTCGACGAGCTGGTCTGGAAAGAACACCTTGATGTTTACGGTAACTTAGATAGTGAAAAGTTCTGTAAGAAGCCCCTACATACAATACCCGTTACGATCTGGTATCAGGACGTAGAGAACGAAGGATTGCGTATGTGGAAAGTAATGACTTATCGCCACCCATTGACCGGCAGTACGAAAGTTACCGCCGAGTGGTGCGATGGTCACGGATTTTTGTACCTAGTTAAAATTCTTTAGAAAGGAGAAAGCGATGCAAACGATAAGTGGAAGCGTTTATCACCCAGTTGACACAACATTGGCAGAGGAGATGGTGAACATTTGGTTAGACCCGATGTATTGGGATTATCCCGACGACGACGATAGTCTTCAAGACCCGAAAGAGTCGTTGTACGAACTGACGTCATGGGAAATGGCTGACCGTAGTGAGATACTTACGGCGCTGTCGAAAGACCCTAGAATAGACTTCGTTTCTGGACAACAAAATATTATAGCGGGAGTTAATAATATTGAGTTCAGGGCCGTTGTCGAAGGACAACCTCCACGATTTTACCAAGTGACGAGTTGGCCGTTTACACAGGTTCATTTGTACCGAATTGTTAGATGGCTCCCGGAGTATCTAATAGGCGGTTAGTCTTTTACTTTCGCGCTAGTGGGTTTTAAAATACCCCTAGCGCGTAAAAAACCGCGCCACTAAACTTACCAGAAAGAGAGAAAGATATGCGAAGATTTAGCCTAACAGAGCGACCAAGTCGATCGAATAAAGTGTACAACCCG